GGGACAACAAGCAAGACGACAACAAAATTCGTGCTTTGATCTCAGCGACACGTTGGATCGACACGTTGAATTTTTATGGTGATCGTTGCGATTCAGGTCAAGCCTTAAGTTGGCCCCGCAATAATTATCACGTTGATCGCGTTGAGTTAACTTGCAGTGCTATCCCTGCAGACATTAAGTACGCTACTTATGAACTGGCGCGTGCATTAGCAAATGACACGGACTCGATTACAGGGAATACCGGCGATACGGGGTTATACGAAGAAGTCGAACTCGGAGACCTCAAGGTCAAGTACAACACTTCTAGCCAAGCTGTTGGAACTATCAATAACGTATTCGACGTTTACCCTTGGCTGCAGTCTTATCTTGGTGCTTATTGTCTTGGAGGTTCTGGCGCTTATCAAATTCGTATGGTGAGGGGTTGAGATGGCACTTATCGATGATGTTTTTGGTCAGATACCGACAACACTGTTAAACCAGTGGGGTTTAGACATGACCTATGTAAAAGCTGCAACGTCTGAGGTTTATGACCCAGCGACTGGAACGATTAGCGGGACAGAAACCAGTGTTGCACTGAAGGGCGTGATCTTGAAGTTAAACCCAAAAGAGCTTAATGGTGACTATCAGACTAATGATATTAAGGTCATTATTGGCAATGATGAACTGGGTAATTATTATCCAAACGTTCGTGACCGAGTGCGTTATACGGAAGCGGGGTCAACGCGTGAAGGTCGAATTGTTGATGTCGAATCTTATCGTGGGGACGATGCGATTATGCACAACTTAATCTTGAGGCCGCAGTAATGGCTAAGAACGACCTGAAGGAATTGCTTCAAGATCTTGATCGATTAGCGGTTAATTTAACTTTTAATGGTCGTGCTAGAGCTGCGGAAGAAATCGTCAAAGACTTGCAAGATTTAAGTCCTGCATGGACCGGAAAATTCAGAAACTCTTGGTATATCGAGACACCAGACGGTACAAAAGCAGGTGGCCAAGGTACTCCTGGTCAAGCGATGCCTGTTCAAGCACCGAAAATCAGTGGGATCCAGTCTGCAACAGCACTTTTTAATAGGGTGTTTGGAGGTTCTGGAGCGAAAAGGCTATTTACGGTGGGCAATTCCGCGAGTTATGCCGACCAGGCGACTGATCTGGCGCCATACGTTCCAGGCAAGCTTCCCGCCTTGAAAGCTTCGACTAAATTTGGTCGTAAATACGGGGTCAGACCCGTTGGTGCTGAGAGAGGAAATCTTTCTGCCGCTGGGCCTACTGGACCAGGAGCTGGTAACTCCAGCAGCGCACCACTGGACTGGTTTTCCCATTACCAAGGTAGCGGTAAGGCTGATGAGGCAGTAAAACGCGCTTATAGCCGAGGTTTTAAAGGATTTAGACGATGAATTATCAAGGCATTCGAGCTGAATTTGAATCAGACCTCTATGCGGCATACGGCGCACTAAGCCCTGCTGTTCCTGTTTATTTCGACAACACCTTTAATACAGTTTCAGACGCTGAAACTGAATTTATTCTTGTCAACTTGCAGTTTGGTCTGACGACCGAAACAACGCTGACGACACAAAGTGATTACATCAGGGGCACCATTGTCATTCGTGCGTACACAGAAAAAGGGAAAGGCCCAGCTCGTAACCAAACATTGATCAATACAGCAGTCACAACTTTGCAGGCACTGAGTGATCAAGCCAAGGCGAGCAGTGGTATTTACGTGCGGATTGGAGCGTTAAATGGCCCAAGTTTTGGCACTGGGACTGACGCTACCGAATCTCGGTTAGCACTTACACCATTTTTTATATCTAGAATTGACACCAGCTTTGTAGCTCAGGTGATTTCTTAATTGAAGGCTTGAGCTAAACTGTAAATAGCCGGGCTGTGCCCGCGTACACCCAAAACAAATAGGTTTTCCCTATGGCCACCGTCCTTTCGGGCACCTCCGGCGCCCTGTATTACAAGCCAGCCGGTACATCAGTTACCACGTTGGCAGTTGGTGCTTTCCCTGCCAGTGGTAGTGACATCACCGTCGGTACTTTCCTGGGCTTCAAAGTCAACGATCCAGTAACTCTTGCATACCCATCTGGCGCGGGTGTCACTGGAGCAATTGCTGCAGGCAACTATTTTGTCCTGACCTACGTGGAAGCCACTGGCGTCATGACTGTTAGTTCCAGTGTAGGCGGCTCTGCTGAGTCAGCTTCTGCCGCACCAACAGCGTTTGGAAGTGGGACAGCAAGTATCACCTACACAGCTGCAGAGTCAGTCGGTCAGGTCCGAGAGTGGAGCTTTGAGATCACTCGTTCTGAAATCGATGTGACCACTATCGGTCAAACGGTTTCTGGCACAGCACCTTTCCGGGCTTATATCCCTGGGTTTGCTGATGGATCGGGTTCTGCCACGGTTTACACGACCGATGACGACACCACGCTATCCAGCCGTCTGATTGAAGACGTGATCAAGCGTGAGCAAAACGGTGCAACGATGAAGCTTTACATCGACCAAATTTTGTCTTCTGGAACGCCAGACGACACAGCTAGCCGTTCAATTGAGGTTCCAGTCATCTTGACTTCAGCCAGCTTGAACGTGAACCCAGACGATGGACAAAGCGTAGAAATTGCTTTCCGTCCTAGCGCTGCTCCTACCTTCGACCTCAGCAAGTCCTGATAGTCGATTATTCGGAGAATATAACGCCCCGGTTCGCCGGGGTTTTTTATTTGTTGTTTTCAACTGCTACACTAAAGCTATAAAACAATCATTGAAATGGCTGCAGCTCTTCGCGCAATTGACCGTTTACGCAAAGCCGCGAATCTAGAACCTGCCAAAAAAGAAGTTGAACTTTCGGATGGTTCAGTATTTGAAATGTGGGTAGCGCCGCTGACGATGGCAGAACGTGAGCGTGCTCAGAAGCAAGCAAAGTCTGATGATGCAACAGCTTTTGCGCTCCAGCTGCTGATCAATAAAGCTAAGGATGAGACTGGTCAGCCTTTATTTAAGTTTGGCGAAATCGATGTCCTGAAGAACGAGGTCAAGGACAAGGATCTGCAAGTTTTGATGCTTGCTGTTCTTTCGGACGATAACGAGGACACCGAAAGCGACATGAAAAGCACTGCAGAGTGAGATCAAGAAGGATCCTTCTCTGCAATTTCAGTTCTTTCTAGCGGCAGAGCTGAAGATGACGCTTGGTGAGCTTCGCGCTCGAATGGGGCAAGAAGAGATGTTTGGCTGGCACGCATATTTCACGTATCGAGCGGAGCAAGAGGAGAAGGCGTATCAGGACGCGAAGCGTCGAGTCCGTTAATATGGGGATATTGTCGTAGTGGACCTTTGTGGCTTATAAGACCGAGATCCAGATTGGCGTAAAGGGAGCCGCCCAGCTAGATAAATTAAGCAGGCAAGTAGCTGTTTTAAATCAAGAGATTAATCGTACTAACTCCAAATTTAGTCAAGGCATTCAATCCTTAGAACGATATAGCCTAGCTAGTCAAAAGGCTTCCAGTAATCTGCAAAGGGTAAGGCAGACTGTAGATGCTGCAGGCAATGCAACTGGAAAGTATAAGGCCGCGATTAATCAGTTGGTTTCTGCTCGTATGGCAGAAAATAGAGTCCAAGAGCAAACCAACAAGCTTCTTGAAAGAGAAATGAGGCTTAGAGAAAGAGCCAGCATTATGCGACAAATACCCAAAGCCGTTGCGACTACACAGTTTGATAAACCTATAGGCCCTCAACCAAAAGGCGCTAAATCCGGGGCAAATAGCGCATTAGAGACAGCAGGTCAGTTTGGTCTTGGTACAGGATTCCCGCTGTTGTTTGGTGGTGGAGCGGGACAAGTTATTGGTGGCGGCCTCGGCACTGCGTTAGCTGATGCGTTTGGCTTGGTGGGACAGGCCGCGATGGGCCTTCAGATTGGATTGTCGGCAATTATAGGCAAGACCGAAGAGCTTATTACTCGTTTTAAGGATGTAGGTAATGCAATTAACTCGCTAAGCATGGACGCCTTGGCGAGCAGTTTCATCACGGTGAATGAAGAAACAAGAACTTTGGTGCGGCGGTTGATTGAAGCTGGACATGCCGAAGCCGCAGTTTCCGTTGCAGCAAATGAGGTTTACAAGCAGACTCGCTTAGCCCCAGATGCGGTCAGCGATATTACTAACAATTTAAATGTTCTTTCGAACGTATGGGATGAGGTTGTTGCAGCCGTAGCAGGTCTCGTTTCGCTTGTGACTAAAGATTTAATAGCTGGCTTGTCCGGTGTTCTTAAATTAGTTTCGCAAATAGCAAAAGGCATGAATGTTGTAATTCAAAAAGCTCAAGAAATATCAGAGACAAAATTTTTCAAGACGCTTTTAGGTACTGTGCCAGTTGTTGGTGGTCCACTCGTGGCTTATGGCACAGCTCTGGAAGAAATTCAAAAAAATACTAAAGGCATTTCTGAAGAAGAACAAAAAGCTTTAGCTCTAGCGAAGGAAAAGGTAGATCAGGTGCAGACTGAAGTTATTCGCAGTAAGGAACTTTACGATATTGAGAAGACTCGAACTAAGGGTAAGACTGCCGCTGAACAGTCAATAAATGCAAAAATAGAAAAAGCAAGGGACCTGAAGGAGCTGCAGTTTGAGACTGAGGACAAGATTTTAGCCATCAGGAAAGAACATGTGGGGGTGGAGGATAGCGTGTTGCAAAAGCTGATAGACGGCGAAACAGCTCTTGCTAAAATAAAACAATTAAGAATTGAAGATAGTTTTGTTGTCGAACAGCAAAATATAGCCCTTACCGCCCAGAGAGAGCTTGAGAAGCAGGCCAAAGAACAGTTAAAGGAAAAGATTCAACAGCACAAAATAGCTCAAGGAGCGATTCAAGCGCAAACAACTCTTTTAGAAGGCCAGGTTCAAATCTTCAACCTGCAGGCCCAAGCTGCTCAAAGCGTATTTGCGGTAACGCAGGCTCGAAATAAGTCTGAGTTAAGCGCATTAAAGCTTGAAGAATCCAGGTTGCAGCGTAAGCTTGAAAATCTTCAACGCATTGACGGGTTCTACAGCAAGCAACGCGACATAATTAACAAAATTGCTAAAAACAGAAAGCAGCAGGCAGAAATTGAATTCAAAGTTACACAGCAGTCCATCAAACAGATGGTTGCAAAGGCTGAACTGGAACGGCAGGCCGTAAGGTTCCAGGTTCAGAAGATTAATCTTCAGGTTGAGTTATTACGACTGCAAGCGGAAGAAATTGAGGATACACAGAAGAAACTGGAAAGCCTGGCTCGAATTAATCAGCAAGCAAAGATCTCGGCAGAGATCGCAAAGCAGATGACGATAAGTGCAGATAAGAGCTTAGCTTCTGCAAGAGAAATCGCTAAGTATCAACTACAAAGTGCTGAGTATTTACGTGACGGCAAGTTGGAGTCAATTGAGGCAGAGCGGGTGGATGCAAGACGAGCTGTTCATGCAGCAGCGATAGCAAGAGACGCAAAAGCTGCAGCTAGTGCCGCAAGCTCTAGATCAAGTTCGGCTGGGAGTGTTTCTGATTCGGTGAAGAAAGCAACCACTTTGGGTCCAGCGGGGCGCACGACCCAAACAATGTCAACAGCAGGGCCTATCAGTGATGAAGTTAAGAAGCAAGTTTTATCAAGAGCCCCTGTCGGCGGTTACAGGAACCCTGCAGACCTTGTTGAGGCTTTAAACAAGGGAATGGGGTACTACGGGAACGGTGGTCACGTTAGTGGAGCGCAAATAGCAATGATCGGGGAAAAAGGCCCTGAGTACGTTGTCCCAGAGAAGAAAGCAGCTGCATTCGCAACTAATTACTTGATGGGGGCTCGTGGAGCGGGTGCAATTCCTCGTTATGCTGAGGGTGGTTATACCGGATCAATCAATATCCAGACTGGGCCTGTGATGCAGCAAGATAACCAGACATACCTAACAATGGGTCAATTTGAAGAAGGGATGCGAGAATTGACGGAATCTCTTGCACGTGGTGGTCGGAGTTATGGCTCACGTCAGTTCCAGGGGATCTCATAATGAGCTTTAGAGGCCAAGCTCAGTATTTAAGGGTGCACGCTCCAGGTGGAGCGGACTACCAGCTGTGGCAGAACTTCTATGTAAATCAGAACGTCACTGTATCTTCTAAGTCATACAGCTTTTTCCCTTTTACTTGTGACGGTATTACAGAGACTTCTGCTTTAGGAGGGCGATCAATACAAGTAAAGTTTCCTGCGACTTCCTTGGCTGTTAACGCATTTCAAGATGCGTCAAGATTGAAATACTTGTGCGAATTAAACGTTTACGAGTTTGATACTCGGCTAGGCGTTGCCAGCCCTCAATCGGCACAAATTTTGATTGCAAGCTTTGTGGGGTATGTTTCTAGAATGAATGGTTCGTTTACTGCGCTTAGAGTAGAGCTTGGCTCAACGCTTGCGCCTATTGGAGCGCAGATCCCGCCACTTACCGCAACTAACGCTTTAGTTGGAGTCCCCATCCAGATATGACTCTCGAATTTACCGAACCCCTATTTTTACTGTCAGCGCAGACTGGCCTGTCTGTGTCCGAGTTGCAGGCCCAGGCTGCAGAGGGTAATCCAGATGTTTCAGGGCCACAAGCAATTTTAAAGACAGGTGAGCCTATTCCTATTGTTTTTTGTCGTCGTAAAGAAATTAATTCTGTGCAAACGGGCGGAGCAATGATTGCTCCAAAAGCGACTGAGGGCTTTTTTACAAACGATCAAGTCGTAACCGAGATTGACACCAGTAATGCTTGGGCTGCTACTCAGGTAAATGAGGAGATAGTCGTCAAATTACTTTTGGTAGTGAGTCAGGGAGAAATAGGTACAATTCAAGTTAGGGATATGTTTTACGGCAATTGCCGCCGTGGAACGTACAACCAGGCGTATAACGCTCGTGCGGGCAACTGGACCCCAGGAAATACAATCGATGATTATATAGATTTTCATCTTTCACCTAATCAATATGGCGTCTACACATTCCCTGCAAATCCGCAAATAGGCGACTGGTATAAACTTGGAAATCTTATACGTGGCCGAGTAGCTTCTGGAACTGTTGGTGGATATATAACCTACAACATTACCTACAGGGAGCATAAAATGCCTACGTTTTGTGGAACGTCTGGCAGCTACAGCGGTCTGACAACTTTAAGTTTTGAAATATCTCTTGGCGGAAGTACAGATTGGAATAAACAGATAAGTGCTTTCGTAAGGGATGGTCTTCAGGTCACAAGGATAATAGGCGGCGGTACAGGCTCTTCTGACAATTTTGTTGATCTTGCAAAGTATTTGATGCTGCAAAGCGGAAGGTTGCCGAGCGATTTAATTGATGACTCATCACTTAGTATTGCGGCCAATTTTACTGACGCTAATAACTTTTTGTTTAATGGCGTTCTAGCCAAAAGCGAAAACCTATCCGATTGGCTGCAAAAAACTTCATACAATTTTCTGCTGCGTTTGACAAATACTAATGGCAAGTTTGGGCTAAGACCGCGCTTACCGTACAACACAAACTATACAATTAAAACAACAACGATCACGCCAGAATTTACTTTCACGGAGGATCATGTTCTTGGTAATGGTTTCGAGATTGATTTTGTTAGTTTGGAGGATAGGGAGCCCGTCTGCGTGGTAGCGCAATGGCGACAACAGCCCGAGGCTGATTTTGGTTTGGTACGGACAATAAATGTTCGGTATCAAGGCGAAGCGGCATCTGGTCCATTTGTGTCGATGGATCTAAGCGGTTACTGCGTAACAGAGAATCACGCCATTAAGGCTGCAACATATAAACTTGCTACGCGCAAACACGTTACGCATCATCTGCGCTTAAAAGTTCGTGAAAGAAACTACAACAGCACGCTTGTGGTGGGAGACATTGTTCGCGTACGTTTGCAGCGAGAAACTTCTGAAGGGGAAATTCAGCATCATGACAAGGTATATGAGATCGCCAGGATTGAAAAAACTTTTGGCAGTTTAATTAAGTATGATTTGACGCACTTCCCCATAGATAGCCAAGGCCGAAGCATTGTAGCCAAAGCTGTTAACGATGCTGTTGGAGCGGGTAACGTTATTGCCGTGGGACGCAGTACGCACGATTGCGATACCAATAGCTCAACAAGCACAACGACGGTTGGATCGACTACATCAACGCAGGGTAATCCTCCATCGTCTAGTGACACAGAAAGCAATGTTCCTACGCCTGGGGCAGGGGACCAGGACTCGCCATATCCAGGCGGTATATTCAATCCGGTAGACCCGATCGATGAGCCTGGCCAGCCCGGAAGCCCTGTTATTTCGGGCTATACCGGCGCGCCAGTTGCTGGCGATACTTTGACGTTTACGCCAGGTTGCGCGAACCCGTTGATCAAGTGGTATCTCATCGACATCAACACAGGCGTTAAGACTCAAGTGACAAGCGGCGTGGCACAGCCTTACATCGTTTCAACCACAGCGCAACAAGCTGGCGTAAGGGTGTATGCAGAGGGTTGTTGCCCTGATCCTTCTCAACCTGGCGGTTATGCGGTCTGTGTTGAGTCAGATACGGTGGACGTGTTTGATGAAATCATCGATTGCCCTGGTGGTGGCGATGCAGGCGGACAGGGCGGCTCTACAAAAGTCATTAATGTTGGCAGTGCCTTCCCTGGCTCGTTCACCTTTACTTACACTGCTTATACGATTCAGGATCGGTTTGTGATCTCGGGCGCAGCATCACTCGACACAGGCTTTGTCAGTGGCATCAATGTTCCTGTCACTGTTCAAAAAACAAGTGCTAGCAGTTTTATCACTGTGACCGTCTACGCACCCACAGGCGGGACGGCATGGAATTATTCAGTTGGCTGCGCTTCTTAATGGCTGATTTTCCTTCACTGTCACCGCAAAGCAGAAGCTACACACCTGGCTCATTTGCGGTGCGTCGTTCAAAGACCCTCTCAGGCAAAGAGGTAACTGTTCGCCGGACTAATGCTGCTGTTGACTACAAACTAAGATTTACATTTACAAGTGGATCAACAATTCAGCAAAATCAAATTTTTTCGCATTATGCGGTTCAGAATCGCTTCCAGCCATTTGATTTACCTAGCTCGGTTTTGCAAGATTCTGGATTAACTTTCCCAGCAGGGTATCAGTGGATTTATGCAAAAACTCCTACGGTTGCTTACGATCCAGGTGTGGTCAGGGTATCAGTAGAGTTACTCCTCGTGGCTCCATACGATATTTGACATGAGCACCTTTCCAAGCCTAATCCCAAACTCAATTAACTTTGATTTTGGCGCACCACAAATCAGTGAATACTCTGCTTTTGGGGTAGGCCCGATTCGATTTAGGCATACAGATTACATAAATGGTCAAACTTTTAGTCTTAAGTATCAAGCTCTTGACCAAGCTTCAATTGAACTACTGCGTACTCATTATGTAGCCAATAGTGGGACGGCAGGAGAATTTTCCGTACCAACTGCGGTAGTTGATGGCGTTAATGCAGTCAATTCTACAAGTGTTTATCGATATACAACAACTCCAACTGAAGAGCATATTGGCTTTCAGCGATATAACGTCACCATTTCTATACGTGCAATCGAAGGAATCCTGATTCAGTTCATCCTGGTTGGTGAACCTGCTGCGCTGGGCAGTTTGGCTGCTTTCGATAGTTATGTTTTTTCAGGTACGGCGCCGTTTATCTTGGATGCCGACGATGCTAATCCTGCTGTTGCTGCCAGCCTTATACTGAACTCTGGGGGCGCTGACTCATGACGGCAACAAACGTTCGAGTTCAAATGCAGCAGCGGCGGGACACTGCCGCGAACTGGACAAGCGCAAACCCAACGCTTTTGAGTGGTGAGTTGGGATATGAGACAGATACCAAGAAATTCAAAGTTGGAGATGGCACTTCAGCTTGGAGTGCTATTGCGTATGTCCCTGGGTTTGCAATTAGTGCATATCCGCTAGCTGCTGCGGACATTGCAAATGGAGTGATTGCAGACGCTCAAATTTCCTCAACTGCTGAAATTGCTGTTAGCAAGCTTGCAAATGGAACTGCTAATCAGGTTCTTGTCACAAATTCTGACGGGGCCACGGTGTCGTTTAGTGACAACCTTAGCCTTGACGGCCTCTTGGGAGTCGTCGGGGAGGCGGTTTTTCTTTCACAGGTCAGAATTGAGGGCAACTTAACTGTTAACGGCACAACAACAACAATCGATTCGACCACGCTTGTAGTTGAAGACAAGAATATCGAGATTGGAAAGGTTTCGACCCCTACAGATACGACGGCTGATGGTGGCGGCATAACCCTGAAAGGTGCCACAGACAAAACTATTAATTGGGTTGACGCGACTGATGCGTGGACATTTAGCGAACATCTGAACATCGCAAGCGCAAAAGAATTTCGCATTGCTGGGACGAAAGTTCTTGATGCGACAAGTTTGGGTTCTGCTGTTGTCGGTTCCAGCCTGACCAGTGTTGGGACGATTGCGACTGGTGTTTGGAACGGTACGCCAATTGCGACGGCTTACATCGCTGATGACGCGGTTACGGCTGACAAGCTTGCCAATACGGCTGTGACGGCTGGCAGCTACACATTGAGCAGTATTACTGTTGATGCTCAGGGCCGGGTTACAGCAGCATCAAACGGAACCGCTGCAGACACCGACAAGATTGTTGAAGGAGATACCGAGGCTGAGGTTGTTGACACAGGCTCTGATGGCCATTTTAAAGTTACGACCGAAAACGCTGAAAGGTTCCGTGTTGGTCCTGCTGGCCAAATTGGTGTTGGTGGAGCGAATTACGGCACAAGTGGCCAGGTCTTAACCAGTGGTGGAGCGTCAGGCGCGATCACTTGGGCGACGCCTGCTGGCGGTGGAGCGACTGGCGGTGGATCAGATGAATGGGCTTTAGAGCATGACAACACGATCACGACGACTTATACGATTGGCACTGGCAAGAATGTAATTTCTGCTGGTCCGCTTAGTATTAATCCAGCGGCAACCATTACAGTGCCTGCAACGTCTAACTGGGTAATTGTCTGATGGCACTACGACTTGTTGGCCAGACTTCTGGCTATGTAGAGATCCACGCTCATAGCACTGCATCAGACAATGCTTTGACTCTGCCTGTTGATAATGGGACTAATGGCCAAGTCTTGACAACTGACGGGTCAGGCGGTTTATCGTTTACAACTCCATCTGCTGGGGTGAGCCTTGGACTTGCTATTGCGTTAGGTTGATCCCATGGCTGAAACTTTTAACAACGCATCCGTCAAGCTAACGACGACAAATGCGACAGATTTATATCAAGCGCCTACTAGCGCGGCAACAGATCGAGCGATTGTGCTGAGTTGCGTGGTTGCCAATGTTGATGGCAGCAATGCCGCAGGAATTACAATCACCCTGACGGACGGTAGTGATGCTGTTCTAAGCACTTTGGCTAGCACAGTTTCTGTACCAGCCGATGCGTCTCTGGAAGTGGTTGCAAATAAAGTTGTCATGAAGCAGTCGCAAAAGTTGCGTGCAACTGCTACTGCCGCAGATGATTTAGAGATAACAGTTAGTACATTGGAGATTACATAATGTCGAACGGTGGTTTTATTGGCAAAAGAATTGTTCCTTCTACGTTAAATGCTAGCGGTGTTTGGAACATCAACGAAGCAAGTTTAGTCCATGGCGATGGTATTTGGCCCTTATTGATTGCGACGGTTGTCGTAGATTATTTGATGATTGGTGGAGGTGGCGGTGGAGGATTCGGCACTTCTAGTCCTTCTGGCTATGCTGGATCACCCGGAGGAGGCGCAGGAGGGTATTTGAACTCTTATGGGTCAGAAGCCAGTGGTGGCAATTCAGCGTCTGCTAGCGCACTGCAATTGCTATCACAAACAAATTATTCGATAGCAATTGGAGCGGGTGGGGCTGCTAACACAAATGGCAGTGATACAACTTTATCGGGGATAAACCCTGCACAGCAATCTTTTACCGTCACTGCAGACGGCGGTGGGGCAGGGGCTGCGCCTTACGAAGCTGGGCACGATGGTGGTTCAGGCGGTGGTGGCGAGATGGACACTTATTCTGGTCAGCCGACAAATTTTGACGCGAATGATAGTGCTGCTAACAACGGTTACTTAGGCGGATCTGCAACAACTAATCAAGGCCACAATGGAGGCCAATCTAAATCTTCTTGGGGGACAAGCCAAACATACTATTGTGGGCGATTCGGCGGAGGCTGGTGTACTATTAGTGGGGTAAAAGGTGCAGGCGGCGGTGGTGCTGGCGGTGTTGGAGATGGCGGAAATGAAGGCGGAACTGGTGGTGCAGGATTAGCATCATCTATTACTGGCTCAAGTGTTACAAGAGCTGCTGGTGGATCAGGTCGCGGTCAGAGTAATGCTTATTGGAACGTCGAAGCCATGCCTACAGGGTCAGGATCTTCTTCTCCTGGCGGCGGCGGTGAAGGTGGTAATAACTCAGGGGGTGATGGCATTTTAGTTTTGCGTTATCCAAACACCTATACTGTGTCAAACCCTGGCGGAGGGCTTACTTTATCTTCTGCAACAGATGGCAATGATAAAGTAACAATAATTACTGCTGGAACTGGAAACATTCGTCTCGTAGCATCATGAAGTATTTTGCAATTCTTTCAACAGAAAACTTAGTGGAGCGAGTAATTACTGCTCCTGATAGCTCTGAAGAGCTCAAAACGCATTATGAGTCAGTATTTGGCAAACGATGTGTTGAAACATTCCGAGACGGGTCGCAACGTAAAAGATTTGCGGGCGTCGGAATGACATATTCAGAGGCCTTAGACGCATTCATTTATGCCAAACCGTTTAGCAGTTGGATTTTAAATAACGAAACTGCAGCATGGGAAGCTCCGATAGCTAAGCCTGCTGACACAGCTACTCAAGGTTATGGTTGGGACGAAAGCAGCACGTCTTGGCAGGCGTTCACACGATTCGATTTGTCACAAGCTGATGCTGATCTTTTAGCAACTGTTTCGACAGTAGAAGAGCTTGAAGCCATCAAGGATCAATTTTCTGAGGATGGGCGTGCTCAGATGGGGCTGGTCAGTTAAAGTTGGCGTTATTGCCCTACGGCTGGCCTAGCGATGGCGTTTGGAACGGTAAAGGTCGATTCAATAACGACCAGCACTAAGACGGTCACAGTTGACAACGTCTTGGATTCAACTGCTATCGGCAACACTGTTCAGGGGTACGATGCAGACACTGCAAAGACTGATGTAGCGCAAACGTTTACTGCTAGCCAGCGCGGTGAAATTACAACGCTGACAAGTGGTTCGACGGTAACGCCCGATTTTGCAGCAAGCAATAACTTCACTTTGACGTTGGGCGAGACCTTGACGTTTGCTAATCCAACAAATTGCACGGCTGGCCAATCTGGATCAATCTTTTTGGTACAGGACGGTACTGGATCACGCGCCATTACATGGGGAAGTTATTTTGACTGGGCTGGGGGCACTCCGCCAACGTTAAGCACTGCTGCTGGGTCGGTGGATCGTTTGGATTACATTGTTCGATCTGCTAGTTCAATTCATTCTGTTGTTACTTTGGCTTACTCATGAGCGTTATTGGCAACAACATTCTTGCTGGAGCGTCTGGCGCAGCAGGTGGCGGAAGCAAGGTTTACGTTGATGATGTTTTTAGCACGTATTTGTATACTGGTACAGGCAGCGCACAGACAATTACGAATGGGATTGATATAAGTAGTGAAGGTGGATTGGTTTGGATTAAGCGACGATCAGGGATTGACCCCCATAATTTGTACGACACTGAACGTGGAGTTGGTAAGATACTGAAATGCGACAGAACTAATGCTCAAACAACTTCCAGTAATGGTCTTACATCTTTTAACTCAAACGGATTCACTCTAGGCACAGATGTTGACGGGCATGGTTCCAACCCAAGTGGTGAAGACTTGGTCTCCTGGACATTCCGCAAAGCGCCTGGTTTCTTTGATGTAGTTACTTATACGGGAACAGGTTCAGCAAGAACGATTGCCCACAGTCTTGGCAGCGTTCCTGGAATGATAATTATCAAATCAACATCATCAGGATATGATTGGAGAGTTTATCATAGGTTTCTTGGTAAAGACTACTACGGTGGTCTTGATAGTACCGCTGCTTTTCAGCCTGAATCGGGCACTGGTTATGTAATTTGGAATAATACTGAGCCAACTTCATCGGTATTTTCAGTTGGTACTGCAGCCACTGTCAACGCCAATGGCGTAAACTACGTCGCTTACATCTTTGCTCATGACGACGCACAGTACGGCACTGGTGGTGATGAAAGCATTATTAAATGTGGGGGTTATGCGGGTAGTTCATCAGAATTAGATGTAAATGTAGGTTTTGAACCTCAATGGGTGTTAATAAAAAAAGCGACTGGAAATCTTGGTTGGCGTCTGTTAGATAACATGCGTGGCATCAATACTGGAGCTACCGATGACTATTTCCTTTCTGCCGACAGTTCTGATGAAGAGCAAGGGCAGGACATGGTGGACCTGACTGCTACTGGTTTCAGAGTAAAGAACAATAATAGTGTTAATGGGAGTGGTCATAACTTCATCTACATGGCAATCCGCCGTCCGAATAAGCCGCCCGAGGCTGCAACGGAAGTGTTTGCTATTGATACAGGTAATAGTTCTTCTACCATTCCATGTTGGGACAGCGGATTCCCTGTTGATTTTGCAATATGGGCTAAGCCTGACTACACTTATCACAGAGGTGTGGGGGCAAGATTATCGGGCACTAAGTATTTAAAGTCTAATGAAAATCTTGTTGAAGCTAATGATCCAGATTTGACTTGGGATTCTAATGTAGGTTGGGGAAAAGCATATGCCTCTACTTTTTATTCTTACATGTTTAAACGTGCTCCAGGCTTCTCTGATGTAGTTGCTTATAGCGGGAATGCAACCAGTAACCGTGCTGTACCGCATAATTTAGAAGTTACACCAGAGCTTTTAATACTAAAAAAGAGGCAGCCAGGTAATGAGCATTGGATGGTTCAATACACTGGTGTCTTTGGTTCTAATACAGCACTGCAATTAAGCACCGCGAGTCAAGCTTCAGCGCAGGCTGCATTTAATAGCACTTCAGCAGCCACTGCTTCTAATTTTTATCTTGGATCAGACAGCTCTTCTAATGGCACTGGCAAAACTTACATCGCCTACCTGTTCGCAACCCTACCCGGCATCAGCAAAGTAGGTAGTTATTCTGGCAACACTGGATATGCAGTTAACGTTAATTGTGGATTTACAAGTGGTGCAAGATTTATCTTAATTAAACGCACAAACAGCACTGGTGATTGGTACGTTTGGGACACAACTCGCGGCATCGTAAGTGGCAATGACCCTTATTTTTTGTTAAATGACGATGTAGCCCAAGTAACAAACACTGATTACATTGACCCAAATATCTATGGGTTTACAGTTACTGCATCAGCCCCTGCTGCTCTTAATGCAACTGGCGGCACCTACTTATTCCTTGCAATCGCCTAATTATGGAAATCCGCAACCGCTCCACAGGCACTGTCACTACTGTCAGCCAGTTCAAGTCTGAACACCCCAACACCAGCTTCCCAAAACAGATCACGACAGAAGTCTTAAATAGCTTTGGCTATGACGCTGTTTTGAATGGAGCGGCGGCAACTGTTGCTGCTCCTTATGGCGTCAGCATCCGTGATGGGGTTGAAGAGATTGACGGCAAATGGTTCACCAAGTTCATTGCCGGTCCTGTTTTTGCTGACACAACTGATGATGACGGCAACGTAACGACAGCAGCTGACAACGAAGTTGCATACAAGGCACGTATCGACGCCGAAGCCGCTAAATCAGTTCGCACGCAGCGTGACAGGCTTATTGCTGAGACCGACTGGGTTGTTGTTATGGCAAAAGAGACTGGAACAAACATTCCAGCCGCGATGAAAACGTATAGGCAAGCGTTACGTGACTTGCCGTCAGCGGATGGATTCCCGCATACGATGACTTGGCCAACTAAGCCTTCATGACTTTCACTTTTGGTGTGCTAGCTGGGGTAGTCCTAACTGCCCTTGTTTTAGCTTTCGGGCCAGATGAAGACCTTTACGAGGATGAGCGACATGACCACTAGACCCGATCCAATGATCCCCTGCAAACCAGGAGCAGAGGATTTGGAAGCAATGAATAATCGCGTTGTCTGGATGGACATGCTTTACAAGCTTGAAGGTCGCGACAAGCCAGACCATCCAAAGCGTGGTCTTTACACCGGACTGCATAAGCGTCATTTCTCAACGTTCCCTGGAACGGATGAGGACTGATAAACACATTCAGAACCGTCCATTGACTGGGCCAGCTAATCTGGCTCAAGAAAACTCAACCCTTTCTGATAATGATCAAAGCATTCGCAGTAGCTGTTTCTGGTGTTCTCGCTGGTTCAGCTGCCTTGGCAGGCCCTTATGTCAACGTGGAGAATAACGGCGGTTATTCTGGCGGTGATTACGCCGGATCTGTCACAGATTTCCACGTTGGTTTTGAAGGTTCAGACGGCGCTTACGGTTACTACTTGCAGGGCGGCCCAGCCTTGGTTGCTCCTGATGGTGGCGATTCTGAGTTTGAACTGTCCGGCAAAGTTGGCGGAAACGTTCAAGTAGCCGAAAGCGTTGGCATTTATGGCGAGCTGAGCTTCATCACTGCAGAAGAGGATCCTTCCATCGGAACCAAGCTTGGCGTGAAGTGGGCTTTTTGAGCTAGTCTTTAAAAGAACTGCCGCAACCTCCCTTGGTGCTCACACAGCAAGGGGGGTTTTTTCTTGATGCAAAAAGTATTTAATTTGCTCGGGACCACAGCCTTTGTTATGTCTGGAGCGATGGTTGTTGGGTCGTTGGTGCTTTACACCCGCATTCCATCGCTGACGAAGTATTACATGAGCGAGCTAAAGCTTGAGTTAACCAAGGTTGTGACTGACATGATCCCAGCCAAGATTGATGATGTGATGCCTGAATTGCCGTCAGCAACAGGCCCTGTAATCAAGAACGGTTTGACGGCACCTTTTTAGGGATATTTGGAACGGATGCCCCTTGGCCACTTGCGTGCAGTGCATCTAAAAGTTCTGCATCATGATGATCTTCGGGCTTAGGACGTTGCTTGGCCTTTTGATTTGTGGTCATGGCTGAAATTCCTGAAGTTGGTGTTGGGTCCATTGGTGTTGGGCGTGTTTACGTTCCAGAAATACCAGCCTGGAGAGGCATCCCACCGCAAAGTATTCCGCAGGAGCCGCCAGTTACGTTAATGCTGGGTTTTCCGGTTGCAGATATACCGGGTTGCGTTGAGACCAGGAATACACAGCCCGGCAACGCAGACGCTTACACCAATGACCCAAAGGGGAACTTTGTTGTTTGCGATGGAACGATGCCAAGTTATGACGCGCTGGATTTTACGCCTGGGACGTTGACTTATGGGCCAGCTAAGCCGCCAGCTATTGAGGCACCAAAAGAAAAACCGGCTGCCTCGAAACAACCGGCTAAGTCCCCTTCACCGGAGGCGTCCAACCCAACCGGCATTCCAAATGTAGACACAGAACTGCCATGCCCGCCACCCGATGCAATACCTATTGGCGCTAAAAATAAACAGCAGACTGCGGTGATTATTGGCTATGAACGGATCGATGGAGAATGCAGAGCACAGCTCGACCCGTTGGACATACCAACGATCATCAGCAATTATTTGCCTGGTGGCCCTGTTGTGGTCACGACGGCAACGATCGCAGCAGTAGCGACAACAGCAGCCATCTTTGCCAAACCGTTAGGCGATATTCTGCTGAAGGTTGTCAAACCCATCGTCAAAAAGACGATCAAGAAAATTAAGGAGAAGCTGGAGAAGAAAGTTGTTGTTGAGTCGGCTTGGCAACGCCGGAAGTTTCAGCGGTCTTTAAAGAAGTAGGGATTGAATGTGTGTGGGGCGGCAAGACGCCAGGCGGGTTAGTCAGGACAACATCAGCACAGATTGACGCATAGGGGCTCTTCGGATGAAACATGATGCCTTCTTTCATCAAGCCAGCGCAATTTTTAAGCCTTGCAATTTCGTAGTTCAGTCTTTTATCGGCGAGGGTTGCATCTAGAAGTGCCACCTGTTTTTCGGCGGCTTTGCGACAAGTTCGTACGTGATGACGATCCAGCGGTATCGAAATCGTGGCAGTGATGCCGCCGTTAATCGATAGGTTGGTTTTTTGTCCTGTTCTAATTGGCTTGTAAAAAAGGACATCGCCCGGATTGTCTGGTCTGCCATCTGGGACAGGATTGCCTTCTGGGTCAAACGCGCCAACAACATCGATCGTGTCATATACAGGTTCGTTGTAGTGGCTTTCGTAGGGTTGTGCCCAGCCTGTTGTTGTACTTATGAAAGGGTTGATGCTTAGCGTTGCACCTTGGCAGCTAATCCCACCGCCGTAAGTATTAGTGAACTGTCTTGCTGGTACTACCTGAACAGCTTGGTTGGTGACTGATCCTGAGCTGTTGGCTACTGGAGCGGCAGTGCTTGAGACCTGTGCTTGTGCTGGAGCGGCTAGCAGCAAAAGCGTTGCGATAACTCGCTTCATTGACTAAAGGTGCTTGTCGTCTCTGTTAAAGATTCAATGTCTGTTTCTCTGTTAATCAGGGTGTGGTTTGTGAGCCCTGGCCCTTGAAGCGTTTCGACGAACTGAAATGATGCACCTTGGTTGACGATGTTCCAAGTAGGTTTGCTAGCAGGGTCAAGACCAGTCCAACGACTAGAAACGCCATTGAGAGTGTTTGTTGTTGTGGTCAGACTAGCTGGAGCAATGCTGCCACCAACTGGAGCGATATTAGTTCCGCTTGCGCTGTACTCATATCCTGTCCTGTATTCGTATGAGTTGATAACCTCAGTAACTTTTGTTTTGGTGCGTGTCGTGGAAGACAGCACCCCTTGCTGAAAATTTGGCACTACAGGAATTGCTGCAGCTGGAGCAGCCAAAAGCAACAACAGCAAGATTTTCATCTAATAGTTAGCTCTTGAATGACTTGACCAATTGCAGTAGTACCAGCGCCACCAGCAGTGATTGTGAGTGCCCCGTCTGTTGCAATTGTTCCAGCCAAAGTGCCTGCAACCCCACCTGAAGTCGTGGTGTTACTGCCAAAGATTGGCATAGCAGGGACTACACCAGCGGTGACAGTTGTTGAAAGTACGGTTGGAACGTCGTCACCTTCTATGTATGACTCTGAATACGAAAAGCTGTCACCAGCAGTAGTAATACTGTAGTCACCAGGAGTGTACCCAAGAGCAGTGCCGGAAGTAAGTGTCCCCAAAGTAGGAGCAGTACCCAAAGTGACGTTAGAGCCAGATACTGCCATTGTGCTCGGCAAACGCGTTGAGATTGATCCCGCACCATCAACAGTCAGAGAGATTGAAGATTTAATAGCGTGCGTAATGTCTGCCGAAGCAGGACTTATCGCAAAGAATGTTAGGCACGATACAAAGAGAAAACGTCTCATTTGGGTTTGGACGTAGGGGTTTCTTCCTTAAGTGTAGGCTGCTCTTTCTTCTTTTTATTGTTGCCAACGGCTAGGCCAAACGACGCTGCCGTTCCAGAAAGAATTGAGGCTGGGTAGGTCGGATCAAGCGACTGCTTGAAGACGCCAAGGTAATTTGCAGTCAGGATTGCCATTGCCCAAGCAAGCAACACAACCTTGATTACATCGCCTAGACGTGAGTTGTCCTGTTCTTGCTCTTGCTTAGCCTGTTCTTCTGCCATGATGAGTTCACGCTAGAGGTCGAATGGTGGTTGAAATCTGGGCTGCTGTTGCTGGTGCGTCAATAGGCGTGGCCGCTTCTGGCATCAAAGGCGCCAACCGCGATAACCAGCATGGAAGGGATTCGTTGGTACGTCTGACTTCAGCTGTCGATAATTTAGCGTCACGAATGGATGTGCTCCATGCAGATCTGAGGGTTAGGGATCAGGAGCTATTCGCTCGAATCTCAGACCTAGAGCAGAATGTTGCACGACTGGAAGGCCACGCTAATCGGACTTAGACTTCCGGCACACACAGTGCTGTCATGGTTTTACTTCTAAAGCCAATTCTGTTTAGCTTCATCAAATCAAAAGCCGTAAAACAGTTGCTGTTGGATTGTCTGATCAAAATCAGCGAGCAAACGGACAACCAATTGGACGATGTGGCCTGTAAGTATGTGCAGGACTTACTGTTCCCGGATGGTCGCGTTGAAAAGTAAATGTGGCTTTGGGTCGTAATCATTGTGGGCTTATCACTCCTCCCGTTCTTTCAGTTCTTTAAAAAAGGCGATCCTCACCAGCTAGCTGCGATTGCGGAGCTGGAGAAATCTATTGATCAAGACCTCCTAAGTGATGAGGCTGAATGGTTTGAGATGTGGAAGACCAGCGGCATTCACCAAGAGGTTTATGGCGTTCCGTATTACAACCAAATGGATAGCCTCACTGGCTATGGCTATAGGGAATGCTTTGATGCAGCAGCTGCAATGGTTGTAGCGTTCCACCATGGGATAAGAAGCCAAGACGCTTATCGGCATGTACGCCGAAAGTTTGGTGATACGACAGCAGTTCATGCCCAAGTTTCTGCGTTGAGATCACTTGGCTTAGACGCTCAGTTCCGCAGGGATGCCAGAGTTGAGGACATTGAGATTGAGATTGATGCTGGCAGGCCAATCATGGTTGGTTGGCTGCATAAAGGTGATCTAACTAAAGGCAAACCAGCAGTGTGTGATAGCGAGGGCTGTGGTCATTGGAGCGTAATCATTGGCTACGACAAAGACGACTTCATTGCCATGGATCCAATGGGTAAGCCAGACATGGAGCATGGCGGCCATGACACCACAAAATCTGGTGAGTTGATCAGGATGTCGCGTCCCGCCTTTTACCAGCGTTGGTCAATAGAAGGAGAAGCAAGCGGCTGGGCTGTATTTGTGGATCGATGAACTGGGGTTATATCAGTGCGTTCTGGACGACAGTCGTGATGAACTGTGTCCAACCCGTGAATTGGCAAGCTTGTTTGCCAGTGCAGGACTGGTTATTTCCCGCTATAGGTGATTACATACGATTTAAGACGGAGGAACCTTATGCTTCCGAAAAACGAGCCTTACGATCCATCAATGGAATGGATGGTCGTTGAGCAAAGTCTTGAAGAGGAGTTGACGCTCGAACGCAGTATTAGAGAGATTGAGGACTGCGAGAATATAGATGTGTTGTCACAGCTTTGTGTTGCGATGGCACGTCAACAGTGGCATCAGGGCAAGTTGCTTAGACAAGCTGTTGGGCATATCGCTGGATTAGAGCAGGTTTAGGACTCTTCTTTGAGGCCAGCGCGTTCACGTCGCTTAGCGGCACGTCCAGCAATTCTTGCTTCTACGGAGTTTTGCCATTCCTGTTTATCTTGGATTAGGGCTTGCTCGTAGGCATCAAGAGTATTTTCGCTTGCGACATGATCATAAATAATTTCACGCATTAAGGACGAAGGTTTAACTCCTTTTTCTTTCGCTTCAAGTAAAAACAACGCACCACGATTGGGGTCTAGTAGCACTTGGATGTAAACACGTTTGCCGTGATTGCTTGCCATCAAACGGCACAATACTAAAGTAATGTTACCATGTTACTGAGTTGTCAACCTTTTTCTCCCAAGCATTGGCCTGTGCTTTTCGAGCGGAAGATCTTTGACGACTTGAGCCAGCTCTAATCTTTTTGGCTCCTTCTAAGAGCATTGCAGCTCGTTGTATGTCAGCGGTTGTGGCTGAACGAACAGCTGCGTATAGACGATCCAACATGAGTTGACGCCCTGATTTTGGTAGAGGCATCAGCCATCGCTCCAGCAAGCGTTTGGTGGAACGTTATCTCATTGTTCTCAGTTAGCACAATCCATGTGCCATCATTGCGAAAGATTTTAAGTCTCAAGCTTGTTGCGAGAGTTGATTAATCCAAGCAAAATCTTCCATTGGTGAAGCGGTTATGACACTTACATCAACTCCGCACGAAAGAGCAGCAGAGACCTGAGCTTGAAAGTAATTAGGGTCACTTTCGTAAGTTACTTGCTCTACTGACAGAGGCTTGTGATCCTCGTCATAAGCTGTGAATCGAGCGATAGCGAGTGGGAAGTGATCGTCATCGTCATCGACCTGGCAGTAGTAGAGATTAATTTTTTGCTGCACGAATGCTGGCTCCTGAAAACTCTGTAAAGACTGATGCCACAAGGCTTTCAGCTTGATGGCGCCCCAACAAACTACCGCAACGCTTGCGAATCCTAACGACAGCTCTGTTGTAGTCATCTGGGGTGATGTTGAAGCTTGTTTGAGAGTTAGTAAGCAGGTCTCGAATTAATTCTGATCGCTTGATGCCAGCACTTTCTGCTTGATCAGAAAGACGTTTGGCGACTTCTTCTGGGAGGTAGGTTTCGACTCTTTTCATTCCGTGATTTTACGGGTTTCTTTTTGGACTTCTTGGATTTGTTGGACGATTTAACCCTTGGTTTGGAGCGTACCGAAGCAACGGTTTCAAGGTAGCCCGGAGGCTCGGGAACACCAGCCTTGCTGAGGATTTCGCTCCAATTCATCGAAAGGCTTCTCGCGCGTATAGATGCCGTAGGTGTCCCAACCGCCCCAAATGCTAGTGATAGCAGTGGAAGAAGGTTGGGACAGGGGGGTGGGACAGTTAGATGTGTCCCAGCTCATCCGCGCCAATATCAATCTCAACAGAACCCTCTAAAAGGTTGGGACAAGACAGGGGTGTCCCAGCCTTGTGTCCCACCTCAGATACCGCTCCAGCACTAGCATCTACCCCTAGTTGGGACACTTTCTGACCCTCTCCACGCGCGAGTATTGCTTTATAGGAGTTGACTTGTTGTTTGGAACGGGACTTATCTGAGGCGTTTGAGACTACTAAGCCTCGTTTTTCTAATCGTTGGAGCGATTTGCGTATAGCGGCTGTTTTGCCGTTGATTAGTGGGTCGTAAAACAGATCCTCGATAGTGCGTGATTCGGGGTGAACGACTCTGAGTTTCTGAAGGACGCGATCAGCAACGGAAGCTGGTGACGTGTTGTTTTCATCCACTTCGGGCGTGAAGTCACTGATGGTGAAGGACAGGTCATCTTGCATTTGCATGACGAGCTGGGTGTCCATACGGCCTGAGCGTGACTTCTCGATCGTTATGAGGCGGCTATGACCGCCTACACGGCCTTTCTCCTCGTCAGTCGGCTTGCGTAACGCCCAGGTTTCGTCAACAGCATCACGAATGGCTGAGGTGCCCCTGAAGCCACCGTTCTTGTTGGCGTGATGAACGATGAGGATTGTTGTTGCAGGGAAGAGATCACCATTGTTTTTGGTGAGCCAATACAAGGGCTGAGCAAATTCAGATTTGTTCTCATCAAAGGCTCGACCACCAGAGCAACCAATAAGCGAGTCAATGACAACGAGCTTGGGGCGGTGCTTCTCCATGAGCTTGATGAACTGTGCATAACGTTGAAGCTGCCAATCGGTCTGGATCAAGGTCTGGTCAGTGACGGGAAAATCCATCTCTTCCAGTTGTTCTTTGAGTTGAACCAAAGGCTGATCACCGTTCAGCAGGAGGACAGGGCCTTGTTCGACTGGGACGTGATTGCCACGAACCAAAAAGGGTTGACCAGTTGCAATGTGTTTTGCAAGAGCCCAAGCGGACATGGACTTACCGTCACCCCCAGCTCCATAGATCAAGACGACAGAAGGATGGGGCAGAACATCAGGGATCAAGTAATCACGTTTGGCGTCCAGCTTCATCAGCTCCTTAACGGTCATGAGGTCTTGAGCTTTTTCGTACGACAGTTGATCGACGATTAATTTCTCAAGAGCTGATTGATCTCTGTAACCAGCCTGCAGGGCAAGGGTATTGAGCTTGTAATTAACCTCGGCTGGGTTGTCCAGATCAAGGATGTGTTTGGCGCGGCGGATGACTTCATCGAAGTCCAGGGTTGCTTGGCGCGTTTCTTGAACTACTTTTTCTTCTGCTGATTTGACGACTTTGGCCAGATCGTCCGAAAACCTACGGCGTTCTGGATCCTCCCTGTCCGCCAAGAAAATTAAGGTGCCAATACCAATGCCGTTGCCTTTAAAGGTGTTCCAAGCGTCAGCGCAAGGGTTGGAATCTTCCCATTCAGAGGCGTAATCAGGATCCTCTGCTGACCATGCTGACCAAAGCATGAAGCCCATTTCATTGGGCAAAGCAGAGTTGATTGCCATGCCAATTCTGACCCAGTGATCTCTGGAGCCAGCGCCTTTACAGGGGATGACGTTTAGGCAATCACGAACGATCTCAAAGATTTCGTCTTGAGTGCGGTCAGTGAAATCAAGATCACGTTTGTTGATTGTTTTTGGTGGCTGCTTCATTTCTGCAAGCAACCAATCTGGGGCAACAGGAATGCTATTTAGGTCGCCTTCAAAGCTGTAGTGACCTTGAGTTGAGTTCTTGCCGCCTGGGTAAGCACCAAAGATGACGCCTTGACGCTTTGAGTTCCAGAGGATCTCGTAGTCAGGGCAGTCATCAGTAAGCCCATGGCCTTCTACCTGATTCCAGAGGGCTTCTGGGACGCGAAACAGGTACTTAGCTGCATCGTCCTTGGTTGAAGTGATTATTGGGGCGTCATCGATGGACGAGCCCCAGACTTTGAGGTGTTTGTTGAGGTGACGATCAACGTCAAGGATGACGATGCCATTGCCGCGAATGCCAGTGAAGACACCAACAGCTTTGAGGTCTGGATTGCGCTTGATTGCCAGTGCAACGTCAGCTGGATCAAACTTCGAGTCGTAGCTGGCCTCTAAAGGGTTCTTGCCAGTAGCAGGCTTGCCAGAGACCATCGGTGCGTCTTTGGCATATATCGGTGCGTAGACCAGGCCAGAAGGCAGCTGGGCAACAAATTCCTGAAGGTTCATGTACTATGGAAGGGCGGTTATTTAACTCTCCCGATTGGCCCCCTGGAACGTGGGCTAGTCGGGAGTTTTTTTATCCTAGCCCATATTGACAAAAGGCAAGGTTGTTTGTAGTTTGTTGGAGCGTCAAACACTGACGCGACAACCTACAAGACAACTTTCTCGTGAAACTTTCCGCAGGCTTCATCCAATCTCTTGAACAAGAGAATGACGGTAGTTCTTCTAAAGATAACTACCTTGGATATACAAAACTAGAGCAAGGTAAGCCAGCAAACTTTGCACTTTTAGAGCAAGACCCGCTTGAATACTGGCTTGTCTGGGCAGAAGCCAAGGCATCAGGCTCCATGAAGCCATTCCGTTTTATGGGTCAGCCATCATCTGATGAGATTGATTTAGAGCTTGGCTCTGAATATGTTCAGTCGATGAATTATGACAAGACAGCTATTCGCAAGCCACAACAATGCTTGACATGGCCTGTTTATAACTGGGACATGGATAGGGTCCAAGTTCTTGAAGTTTCACACATTTCATTGGCACGTCAGTTTGCAAAGTATGGCTTGAACAAGAAGTACAGCAAGAACTTGCTGGACTGGGATTTCGAGCTGAGCAAGATCAAAGCTGACATGGTGCGTTATGAGCTGTTGATCGTTCCCCGTGATGAGGACGAGCACAACGAGACGCAAATGGAAAAGGCTTGGCTGCAGGTGCAGAAGGGTGGCTTTGACCTAAACCGGATGGTGACAGGCGACGATCCGTTTAGCGAGGGTTGAACCGTGGAGCCGCATATCAGCGAATCCCTGGGATCAATCTCAGAATCTCTTGGTTTTATTGGTAACAACCTTCCTGAAACTCCGTATTTTGAGACTGAGGTCATTGAAAGTGCTTTAAAAGATGTTGCAAATGGATTTGATACGCTTTCTCCCCGCATTGGGGGGCAAGAATTATGTCAAAGCTTGGAAAACATCGACGGGCACTTGGCTGAGTTGAATGAAACGATGGACAATCAACGCGATTGGCTTCATGACATTCACGTTTCTCTGCGTCATTTAGCTGAGTCAAAGGCTGGCCGTAAACTTGAAGGGTATTGGGAGGACCAAGAGTAATTTTGGAGCGGGGGCCTTGCGCCCCCTTTTTTTTAATGTAAAGTAAATTTGGGAAGGAGCGTCTAATGCCTGACACAACAGAACTACCCGAGACAGTCACAGAGTTTCTAGAAGACGGTTCTGTCGCTGTCGTCGTTGGCCACCTAAGAGGTTGGGTTTCGAGCGCCCATTTAATTGAGCCAAAAGCAAACCAGCTAATGCGTAAATGGCTGGAAGAAAAATCAGAGGCTCTATTGAACGAGGGTTATGACGGAGCAGCCTGACGCCCAAGACATATTGGCGTCACTGCGTCGATGGCAACTGGAACAAGATAACTCTGGTCCATTCAGGGTTTACAGAGATCAAGAAGGGCAGATTTATCACTCTGTCACCCATATCCTGAAGCACACAGCCCCCCAAACCCAAAAAGATGCATTGGCCCGATGGTCCAAGAGACCTGGCAGTTCATTGGAGCGTGATCTTGCCTGTGACCGGGGTACTGTTGCCCATGAGCATTGCGAGTATGTACTCAAGACCGCAGCGAAGTTGGCCCGTCAAAGTGCCAACAAGAAAGGAGCGTGGAAGGTTTGGGATGATGGTTTGGCACGTCCTCCAAAAGCCATCACCACCTGGGCACTTAAGAAGTCAGAGAAAGGAGCGCCGAAGGTATCGTGGGCAGCCCGTGAGTACGCCAGAGGTTTATCCGACTGGTTGGTGAGTGGAGCGGTAACGGCGATTCATGCCTCAGAATTTAGCGTTAGCCATTCATCAGGCTTTGCCGGAACAGCAGACGCCCTGTTGGATACAGAACTAGGGCTGACGATCTGCGACTTCAAGACAAGCGGCAGGGAGACCGACAAGCCCGAGTCTTGGCTGAAAGACCATCAAGACCAACTTGGCGCTTATAGCCTCGCCTTATATGAAAGGGCTGGCATCCGTGTTGGTGGTGGAGCGGTAATCATCGGCAAGCCCAATGGGACCATTCAACTACGGATGCTGAGCGAACTAGAAATGCGTGGATGCGAGGTTAGGTGGCAGGAACGTTTGGATCGTTACATGGCAATGCTTCAGGTTGGAGCCTTTTGACTTGCCTAGTCATGGCTCTAGAAATTAAAGGAAGCAAATGATGAATGTAGTAAACATCATTCATATATTTATATTCCAGGCAAACTTCAGAAGCAATTTTAAGCACTTCTTCTTCTTTGCAATTTTCAAAGTATGACTCAAAGTATTCTATCTGTTTTTTTCTAGAAAAATTGCATCTTAGTAACTGGCTAAGGGTAAAAAACAATCTCATTGAATTTTTATCTCTTGAATAATACAACCAACCTGAGACAGCAGCAAAGCATGAACCTATAAATTTTTCCAATTTTTTATCACGCTCCTCGTATGCCTTAATCCGCTTCTCATATTTTTTTGCATCACGCTTGGCACGCTTGTTCTCAACATTCTCTTTAAGGGATAACCTGCAATGGAAAGCAAACTTTTTTGTTATCAATATCTTGCCAGAAATCTTTTTAATCCAGTTTAGATCCTCGCTATCTCTTTGGTCATCCAAATGAGCCTCAAGATCTTCGACAAGCAATTCGGCCTCATACAATAAGATATTTTGCTGATAATAAGGTAATTTATAAATGTCTCTAACAAGAAATTCTTCTTGGTAATGGTAACTGAAATACGACAGAGGCTTGTAAGAATGGGGCATGGTAGTGTGATTAAGTTTGCTGGAGCGGTGGGATGAAGCTTGAGGAAGCGTTAGATCTTTGTTATCGGGGAAAGAAGAATGTGGCGAAAGCAGCCGCAGAGGTTGAAATTCCATTCATAGAGATGAAACATCTGCTGACTGCCTACATTGAAGAACGACCGATAAACGGCCATTCATGGGAAGAAGAGCTAGAAGTTAGTTGGCCTTATTGTTAATCATCAGGATCAACGCGACCAGTCTTTAGGGCATGAAGGTAAGCACGTTCAAGGGTAGTGAGCCCTTTACTGTGTTTATGGTGGAGCGCCGCAAGCGCCCTGGACTTAGCGGCTGCTATGACTTCATGGGGCCTATTGTTCCAGTTGATATCACCACTCATGACCATTCAACCTCATTAATTAAGGACGATAAAACCTTTAATGATTGAATGCTTGAAAGTTTGCGTTGAGATCTACCCAAAGCAGCACCAACCATTTCAGGATCACCTAATTTTATGTCGTTCTCCATTTCTTGCCCAATCAATTTCAAACAAAGCTCTAAACGTTCTGGGATGTAATTTTCCAGGTGATTTGAGGCTATAGCTTGTCTCCTGCCGATGATGACAGATAGCAATTGATTGATGGCACGGTCAGCTTGTTGGCGTGAGATTAGTTCTTTAGTCATTGATCAATACTGTGGTGTTGGGTCGCAGTAAACTTCAGCTTCAAGTAATGGGATGATTTCATATTCCAGAAGATCCCGCATCGAATGTGAAAGGTGTTCATCCATCATATGGCGCTTTTTTTCACGTTCAATAACAGACTGAAGTTCTTTAAGGATCCTCTCAAGCTTGTCTAATTCATATTCTTGTTGTGGTTGGTAGTGGTACGTCATGAGTGGTTACGGATGAAGGTTTTGCACTTAGCAACCTGATCGGCATCAATAACCTGATCAGGGTCGCAGGAGTTAGACAGCATCAAGCCATCACCTTCTTTGATCGAGTTAAAGGTGCTGACGTAATAGCTGCTAACCAGGGAACCAGCCCTGGTCTTAAAGAAGATGATCTTCTCAGTTTTGCTGGTGTAACGTCCCAAGGTGGCTATCAAAAGCTCACCGGTTTTGGTGTTGATGTTCATTGGTGCGTTAAGCCTCTGTGAGTGCGAATTGGTGGATGCGTTCTTGAAGATCACGGAGAAGGTCGGCACGTTTGGAGTCATGCCATCCTTTCTCTTCAAGAAAGAACAGCTCCCAGCTGATGGCATCAACTAGGAGTTCGAGTTCGTGAACGGTTAAATCCATTGGTTAGGCGAAAGGTGAAACGGATTGGGTGTTGTACCCGTTCCATTGTTTGGCTTGGTTCATAGCTTTAATTAAGCTGCAGACTGCTTTGTCGTCACCAGTAGCCACAGAAACCTCCAGACGGTGCTGGAGCATCGCTAGGACGCTATCGGTGTTGATTGGTTCGGAAGACTCCTCAAGACTTGGTCCGTCGTCACTCAACTCGATCTCAGCTTGTGCGGCTTGGATGTCGTTGTATGCAGTGGAACGTGAGACGCAAAATTTTGCGCTGACCATTGTGGCGACTGAAGCTGTACGGATGCCTCGTTCGAGCATTGCTCGGGTGTAACTAAGGCGGGCTTGGACTTCCTGCTGGGTTGACATTGGACAAGTTGGAAAAGTTGGACAGGTTGGTTATTTGAGGTTGGGATTGAGTTCTGCTGGTGTTGGAACGGATGGCAGGGATTCGCGCCAAAGTTCCTCGGCGATTAAGTCGTCAAGTTTCTGGCGGTCGTAGGCATCCAGCTCCATGGCTTCGATGTCGTCGTCAGATGGTGGCCAGGATGGTTCAAGCTCACTGGGGAGCATGAAGTCGTCGGAGTTGTTCATTAGTTAAAACCTGAGGTGTTTTGGTGTGGGCCGGTGATGTACCAGGAGCAAACATTTCCTGGTATCCCTCGCTCTGATAGCGATTGATTCCAACCATCGGCTAGTTCGTCAGCGTCTCGTTGTGAGGCTGACAATTGATAAACCACTTGGTGGCCGTGTCGTTCTGTGTACTGGCAAAGATGAAAGACGTGGGTTTGTCGTTTGGGTTGGTTCATTGGTTGTAGTTGTAACTACTCCCCCAATATAGTATCAATATCGATCAGCCGTCAATAACAAGGCATAAAAAAAGACCCCTAGCTGGGGTCTGTTGGTTGTTTGGGTTAGATCGCTTGCCATTGGTTGATACTCCATGAGTAGTGATCGATTTGATCCCATACCCGGTCGCTCTTTGTTGTGTTGGTACGTTTCCGAGCCAGCATCTTTTTGCCACGGTTCGAGTACAGCACCGATTCGCCGATCAAGTGACAAGCCAAAGCGTTAACTCGGCTGAAGGTGGTGCGACTGTGCCACAGGTAGCCGTTGGCATAGATACTGAAAAGGAAGCACTGACCGGAAGCCGACCACGTCACAGACGCGATCTGGTTTCCATGTAGGTCAATTGAAACGGCCCCATTGTTGTTGGTTGAAACTTCAGTGTTTGCGCCAACGCGTCTGTATTGATTCGGTTTGCCTAGCAACTGACGGACGGCTCCGATCATGTCCTGTTCAATCTTTCGCATGGTGTTGTTTGGTGTTGTTGGTACGGATAAAAAAAGGCCAGCCCTGAGGCCAGCCAGTGTGCTGTTGGTACGATTATTCGGCTGTGTAGCCGTCAAACCATACGCCCGCTTCGCGGGTATCCGGACGGCGACAGTGGGCCTGTGCTTCCTCAAGTGTTAAGCCGCGCTTGATGGTGCGGTCTGACTTGTTGAGGCTTGGAGCAAACGAACGAACGATCTTGAAAGTTTCCATGGTGTGGTTAGGTTGGTTTCCTTAGAATACTACAGCAACAAGAAAGCCCAGCGCGTGGCTGGGCCCCTTGCTTAACGTCCGTAGACAGTTAAAAGACATTCCGCCTTTTCTGCATTGGAACGTAGACACCTTTGCATCGCCTGCTCGTTCTCAACGTTAAAGACAACAGCCCCGAACGTTAAGACCAACAGGAACGCCGACAACGTGGCACCTAAGCGCCACGCGTCCAGCGTGGTTTCTTCGATCATTCGTTGAGTCATGGTTAGTCGATTCGGTGTGGTTTTAGGTGGCTTCCCTGAGCTGTTTTCCTGCACTCTCTGGGAGTAAGCTGGTAAGGCTCACGGACTGCCAGATGGCAGCTGCAAAGCGGCAGGACTCGCAAGGGTTACGCGAGGGCGGAGCGGATTGGCTCCCAAGTTGTCAAGGTCTTGAGGATGTTGAGTCCTCTTGTTTATTATCCTAGTCGGTAACACGACGGATTGCGACTGCCCCCACTGGAAATAATTATTTCTTAATACTCTAGTATGTTACAGGCTGGCTAGTCTGTGTGTACTACCTAGCACCTACTGGTCTGTGTGTACTACTGGGGGCAGGGTTGCAGATCCCAGCGGCGTAGGGGGTAACTCATATACCCCAAACATATATCCGCTGAACAGTTCTATTGTGCTAAAAAAGACCCCCACGATTAGTGGGAGCCGGGGGTGGGGGTTGAGTTTTGCGGTCGTATCAGTCGTCCTTGCCCTGAATTTTGATAGTCAAATCAGGCGCCTGGATATTGACAGTCTCAGTGGACTCACCAATCACGCGCCCAATGGAATCCAGAACCTGACTTGCAGTCTGCAATTGCCCCTTCTTAATGGCCTGATTAAATAGTTTGGTACGCATGTGCTGAAGCCGCGCCAGCATATTTTCGCGATCAGACTTCCAATCTTCATCAACAAGAAGCTTTACTTCTGCCCAATCACGCCAAGCTGTATTGATGCTGACCTGTTCCCGCTCGACATGCTCATAAACAAGTGCCCTAGCAGACAACCCCTCTAGCTGCCGACGATATAAACGCCGCACACGATCCTCTTTTGCATTATTGGAGCGGCGTTCGTCTTGAGTCATGCTTGATACGACCTTTTCCAAGATCTTAACTGGTAGAAAGGCTTCTAGCCCCTATTGAAGGGGGGCAGGGGTCAAGAATCTGTGTAATGTGGCATTTATGAGCCAAAAAACCGCACCAATAGAGCTTCGATGGGCTCAAGGCCAAGTATTTTCGTGCGAAAAACGCTTCAGAGTTTTAGTAGCAGGCCGCCGCTTCGGCAAGTCGTACTTATCTTGCGTTGAATTGGTGCGTGGAGCGATTAATCGACCTGGGGAGACATTTTTTTATTGTGCTCCGACGTATCGGATGGCAAAAGATATTGCATGGCGAGCATTAAAGAAGCTTGTGCCACAAGTTTGGATCAAGAGTAAGAACGAGACCGACTTGCGACTTGAGTTAATTAATGGATCAACGATCGAGTTAAAGGGAACCGAGAACGCAATGGCCTTGAGGGGCCGCAGCTTGTCTGGCGTCGTATTAGATGAGGCTGCTTTTATGAGTTCGGACGTATGGTTTGAGGTGATTCGACCTGCGTTAGCGGATAAGGAGGGGTGGGCATTATTTATTTCAACACCAGACGGGACAGCTAGTTGGTTTTATGACTTGTGGTGTTATGTGCCTGAGGACGCGACGGGGTTATGGGAGAGATGGAGTTATACAACAATTGACGGAGGGAATGTCAGTAAACATGAGGTTGAAGCAGCCCGTGCCCAACTTGACACGAGAACATTCCGTCAAGAGTTTGAGGCCAGCTTCGAGAACCTTACGGGTCTTGTTGCAATCAGCTTCAGTGATGAGAACATCTCTCAAGAAGCGCGAGACATCAGTATTCAGCCATTGCTACTTGGGGTTGATTTTAACGTTGATCCAATGAGTGGTATTTGCGCGGTCAAGGACGGCGATACTTTATATGTCTTCGACGAGATTATGTTGACTGGCGGTGCAACAACCTGGGATTTTGCCGAAGAAGTTACACGTAGATATGGTGTGGATCGAAGGATTATTGCGTGCCCGGACCCTACGGGTGGAGCCAGGAAGACCTCTGGCATTGGCGTAACGGACCACACGATTTTGCGTCGAAGTGGATTTACGGTCCAGTCACCCAAAGCGCCATGGAAAATTAGGGATAAGATTACAGCGGTCAATACAGCGTTACTTGATGCTGCTGGGACGCGAAGAACTGTAATTCATCCACGATGTAAGCAGTTAATCAAAGATTTAAGGACGTTAACTTATACACCAAATACGGGCCTACCAAATAAAAACCTAGGGGTAGACCACGCCTTTGACGCATTCGGTTATTTAGTTTTACAACAGTTTAATTTGGCAAAACCGGAGACGATGGGCACTACGTCTTATCGGTTGTATTGAGGTTGTTATTGGACGTGTTGCCAAGACCGTCCAACAATTGCCTTATATGCAGTTGATTGCGCTACATCAAAGGCAAGGGCACAGTCAAACGAGCTAGCTCCGCCAGCAGCAAATTCACGCATTTCACGCACCGTAGCTTCTGTGAGTTTTGAATTTTGTTGGTCTTCGCCCTTGCGATAAAGAACCTGCTTCCTTTGTGCGATCTCTTCAGGGCCTTGAGTGGTCACAAATTTGTATTCACAAGCGGTGCATTTTCTGTAGCGACGAATTTCTTCTGGCTTTTTCTTGTTAATGGAGACGACGCGGCTGCTGCTCCCGCATTTTGGGCACTTCAAAGTGGCTATTGATTGGCACGAAAGGCTAGACTAGGGCAAAGTCGAGCTTCGTCATGCCCCAAGGCCCCGGAACTTACGGCACAAAAAAGGGTCGTCCCCCCAAGAAGAAAAAGGGCATGAAGAAGGGCTCTAAAAAAATGCGTTGCACCTGTGGCGACTAGAAACGAGCCCACCAATAAGGCGCTTTATAGCCGTGTCAAAGCGGCTGCCAAGCGTAAATTCGCTGTATATCCCAGCGCCTATGCCAATGCATGGCTGGTGCGGGAATATAAGAAGCGTGGCGGCACCTATCAAAAAGTGAGTGATGGCGGAACGAAAAAAGCCAAAAAAACCAAGTAAGACCAGCAAGCCCAAGGGTGGGCTTAGTCGTTGGTTTGACGAGAAATGGGTCGATGTAAAGACCGGAAAGCCTTGTGGCCGCTCCAAAGGGGAAGACAGGGCATATCCAGCATGCCGACCATCAAAGCGTGTATCTGCAAAGACGCCTAAGACAACAGGCGAGATGACAGCTGCAGAAAAAGCCCGATTTAAACGTGAAAAGACCGGCTCAAGCAAGATAAAATATCAGCATAAACGCCGTAAATCTGCCAAGAAAAAAAATGGCTGAAAAGAAAAAGCGTAAAAAAGGACCAAATCTTAGTGTTGGTCGTGGTGAAAAACTTCCAGCAAGTAAAGGCGCTGGCCTGACCGCAAAAGGCAGGGCTAAATATAATAAAGAAACCGGTTCAAATTTAAAAGCACCTGTCACGGGCAAGCCTAAAACCAAAAAAGAAGCAGCACGCAAGAAATCTTTTTGTGCTCGCAGCAAAAGCTGGACCGGCGAACGAGGCAAAGCTGCTCGAAGGAGATGGGGTTGCAACAACTAATCAATGGTTAAAATAATGACATGACTTACTCCGTTCCAGGGCTCGTTCGGACCCATTTGGTCAGCAGCTCCTATATGGGGAGTGTTGACAGTCCATTTGTCCGAACACGGGCAGTGATTGACCAGATGAAAGGCTGGGAAATCATGAAAGCCGTGGTGTCTGGCACCGAGTATTTACGTGATAACAGCGAAGCATTCCTGCCATTAGAGCCTCGTGAGGACTATTCCGCGTATCTAGCGCGTGTAAATCGTGCTGTATTTACGCCATATACCCAACGGTTGATTCGAGCGGCGGCAGGTTTGATTCTGCGTAAGCCAATTAACATTGTTGGCGATCCATATTGGACAGAAGTTTTCAACAAAGATGTTGATGGCTGCGGTTCAGATCTGGACGAGTATGCACGTCGTCTGGTGATTTGTGCGCTGACCTATGGCCATTGCCATACGTTGGTTGATTTTCCCGCTCCAACAGAAGCCCGAAGCCTTGCAGAAGAGCGTGCATTAAACCGTCGCCCATATTGGATTGAAGTTGATCCAACCAAAGTGTATGGCTGGCGTTTGGATCGTGAATCCAACTACGGCAACTTGACGCAAGTGCGTATTGGCGAAAAAGCTGTTGTCCCTGACGGGGAATTTGGGGAAAAGGTGTATGACCAAATCCGTGTCATTGAGCCGGGTCGTTATCGCGTCTATCGGCAAGAAGAGCAAAATAAAGCGATGCAAGGGAATTTCCCATACCCCTCTTCGTTTGACCAATCAGACGCTACGTCGGAGTTTGAGCTTGTTGAATCTGGGCCGTATTCACTTGATCAAGTCCCCTTGGTCACGATCTATGCGAACAAGACGGACACCCTGACAAGTCGTCCACCATTACTAGATATTGCTCATCTGAATCTTGCTCACTTCCAGCGTCAAGCTGACCTGATTCATAGCTTGCATATCGCATCACAACCGATGCTGGTGCTTGAGGGTTGGGACGATCAGACTAAAGATATGGCGGTAGGTGTGAATTATGCGATGGCAACGCAACCGGGAAACAAGGTCTATTACGTGGAGCCTGCCGCTAGTGCTTTTGAAGCGCAATCTGCGGAGATCCAAGAGTTACAGCAACAAATGGCGACGTTGGGCATCAGTACGCTTAGCCAACAAAAGTTTGTAGCTGAATCAGCTGACGCACGACGATTAGACCGTATCGACACAAATTCAATGTTGTCGATGGTTTCTATGGATCTGGAGTCTGGGTTGCAGAAGGCTTATAACCTTGCTGCTAATTACTTGGGTATTGAGCCGCCTAAGGTGAAAATCAGCCGTGACTTTGACCTTCAACGTCTTATTGGCCAAGACATTACGGCAATGGCTCAGCTATTCCAGGACAGCATTATTGATCGTGAAGAGTTCCGCGACATGCTGGTACAAGGCGAAATCCTGCCTACATCAGCTGAGTCGCAAGATCAATCGATAGAGGTACAGTAGGGGCATAACAGCTCTTATTCTCATGGGACTTCGTTTTGAAGAGATCAATCCTCCCAAAAAAGAGGGGTCTTCAGCGTCTGCTGCGAAGAAAGAAACTAAAAAAGCTAAAAGCAGTAAAGTAGAAGAGTAAAATTACTTTTCACAATGGAAGAACAAGTCATCCAGGAGACGCCCGTGGCGCCTTCTGAACAGCCCGTGGCTGAGACTGCGACTTCAACTCCCGCTGTAGACGTTTCAGCGTATGAGCAACAAATTCAAGCGTTAAAATTACGCGCCAATGAAGCCGAGGAAAAATTCCAAGGCGTTAAAGGCAAGCTTGACGATGTCTACAAAAAACAAGACGATCAACGCAGAAAAACGCTTGAAGACCAGGGTCAATGGAAAGACCTTTGGGAAGAAGCCAACAAGACCGCTCAAGATAAGCAGCAACAAATTGCGGATCTAGAGCGCCAATTGCAAGAGCTTCGGACTTCAAACGAAACTGCAGCGATGCAAACGTCTGCTTTGTCTGCAATTAGTCAGGCTGGAGCGATTAACGCTGAGCAGATGCTGCAATTAGTGCAGAACGGCCTTAAGAAGTCTGAAGATGGCAGCGTCAAAGTTCTTGACGGTGGCGTTGAACAAGACCTAGGTGTTTACTTAGCCAAGCTAAAAAACCCTGGCTCTGGCTTTGAACATCACTTTAAGCCAAGCACTCAAGCTGGCATGGGAGCTAAGCCATCAACAGGGACTGCAGGTGCCGCAGGCATCGCAAATCCTTGGCTAGAGGGTAGTATTAACTTAACAAAGCAAATGGCTTTGGATGCTTCTGACCCCGATCTTGCAGCTGTGCTCAGGAGAGAGGCCGGTAAGTAGTCCCAGTGGGACACCATCTCAAGTCCGTGACTTGAACTTCCGCAAACATTATCCCTGAATAAGAAATGGCCGCTCCATTTCAGAATTATTCCGGCGGTGTCCTACTTGCAGACATCGTCAAGAGGAATAACCTCAGCGCCTATGTGTCTGAGGCCATCAAAGAGCGCAGCTTGTTCATCAAGTCTGGCGCTGTCATTCGTAACGCTCTTCTCGATTCACGTGAAGGCGGTACTCGCATCCAAGTTCCCGAGTTCAATCCTGTATCCCCAACAGAAGAAATTCTGGACGGGACAGCAACATGGGGCACCAGTTCCGGTGGTTATTTGACGCCACAAAAGATCGGTACTGGCACTCAAATTGCAACTATCTGCCATCGCGGTTTCGCGTATGCCGTAGATGACGTTGCAGTTTTGGCTGCTGGTGAAGATCCAATGCTTCACATCCGTAACCAGCTGGCTGATGCAATCAACAAGCTGAACAGCGCACGTCTGTTCTCGCAGCTTGCTGGCTTGTTTGGCACAGCACTTTCTGCCAACGCACTGGATAAAGGTAAAGGTGCTGCTTCTGGCGGCGCTGAAGCCAACTTCCTGACTGCTGCAACAGTGGCAGAAGCCCGCTCCAAGCTTGGAGAGCGTGGTGAAGAGCTGGACACTCTGATTGTTCACCCTTCCGTTGCTTACTACCTGTATCAGGTAGGAATGCTGACCTTCTCTACTTCAGCACTCGTTAATGCTGGCGCAGTGACTTGGGGTGGTGGTGGCGTAGGCATTGGCGCTCGTGAAGTTGGTGAGTTTGCCGGTATGCGCGTAGTTGTTGATTCTGCAGTCAACACCGTTGCCCCTGGCACTTCTGGCCACCAGAAAGAGTTCTACTGCTATCTGGTTAAGTCAGGCACCATCCTTGAAGGTGTGCAGCAAGATCTTCGGATTGAAGCTGATCGCAACGTCCTCTCGAAGCAAGACGTGCTTTCTGTGGATTATCACAGCACCTATCACGTGATGGGAACTAAGTGGTCTGACGCTGGTGACAACCCCACCAACGCCAACCTGGCTACCGCTAACAAGTGGGCCGCCACTTATGACATCGACTTGATCCCTATGGTTCAGTTGACTGTCAACACTCCGCTGGATACCAGCACCATCTGATCTTGATCAGAGCAAAGGCCCTACCATTAGGTGGGGCCACCTTATTATTGTCTTATGGCTGCCACGATCAACGCCACACTCAAGAGTGAGACAGCCAACAGCTTTGTGACGTTGGCGGAGGCAGACGCGT